ATTCAGGTATGCTCAGCAACGCCATCTGATAACTATGCTCTGTCGATGATTGAGAGGCAATGTAGACGCTCACTCGCTGCAGCACAGTAACACTTAGGGGCAGTATTTTATGCCCCTTTTGTTATACTTAGGGGGCCCGAGCGAAATTCATGGGTCCTTCCTAACCTACAAACGTTTCCCAGAGGGGGCTTTTTTGTATGCTATAATATTCGAAAAATAAAAAATTCCGCCATGAAAATTCTCCCCACAAAGTTCGCAAGGTATTCTAAATATTTTTGAAAACCTTTGAAGAAAAAAAATTTGCCCAGAAAAAAATCATGAAAAAAGACGGATATGGAGACTTTGATAATATTCTGAATAATTTTGATGAATTTTGTAATAGTTTTGAGACGAGAGCAGCAGAGGCATATATGAGGGGGGATGATAATGAGCGAGTCATACGAGAAGCTAGTGAGCGACTTAGAGGAAAGGGTGAAGGTATTAGAGGAGAGGGTGAGGGAATTAGAGAGACCGACGATAGCATACAGGCGCCCGAAGGCGAGTGAGTATGAAAGTTTGTCAAACACTCTAGATTATTTGCACAATAGTATAGAGGAGATGAGATGCCAAATATTGTTGGACCAGAGACAGTAGACACACCTAGTACTGATGGGAATTGTGCATATGCTGCAGCGCCATTAGGAGGTACGCCGTATGTATCACCTAATGTTGTTATAGAGGGACAACCAGCAAGGATATATAATTCGTTGAATTTACCTGCGAGCTCGCAGCCTGCGAGTGTAGCAGGAGTAAAGATAAATCCATTAATACCTTTGCCATGTCAACCAGGGATGCGAAGGATCGATCCAGTAGTAAACAAGACGGTGTTTATAAATGGACAATTATTCGCAGTTACTGGAGACGAGGCAGATTTAGTGACTGGGATATCAACACCAAGGACCTTGACAGGACCGTTTAGTTATCCTACAATACAGATTGGAACACAAACCTTAGGAGAATAGTTATGGCACGAAGCAAAGTTGGAATTAGCGGTAAGCAGATTATTGAATCTAAACCGAAGGGCACACGACAGGGTGAAGGGCAACATACAAAGTATGCTGCAACAAGTCGTAACAAAGCACGTAAAGCATATAGAGGACAAGGAAAGTAATGAAAGATTTACTGTTCATCTCACAGGATAAAGAGATGGCACTTATACAGGAGATGACATACAAGATTCAGATGTCAGATTGGGATATACACCCAAGTAAGACATGTTTTTTGTGTGTTTCTCCTGATTATTCTAGTATTGTCACCCAACATCTCTCGCATTCATTATCAATGGATCGGGAGATTTTTCATATTGAGGCAGTCAATGTGCCATTTCCTGATGAAGATATTACGAAGTATAGGATTGACTTTGAGATAAACCTTGCACAGTGGATATTAGAGTGGGATAACTTTGTATTATGTGAAGCAGGTGTTATCCGAGGAGGTAATTATACATGGATTACTGATTGTATTAAGAAGTATAATGATCTTTGTGGGAAGAATTATTATACGTTATCACTTTGTGAGAATATAAGTAGTAAATATAAGAGTGATCTGGTTTCACTATATTATGATGATACTGTGAAAGATTTACATTTCTGGTGGGAGAGACCGAATAATCACTGGGCATGAGTGCCGAAACCGAAAATCCGACTTTAAAGGGATAGTAACCCCTTAAAAAGTTCTAGATAACATCTAGCGGAGAAAAAGGATGGGATTATACCCAGTAGATAAAGGAAATGAATTTCTTGAAGAAGGTAAAACACTTATCACCGAACATGATAGTGAGAAGTACCTGAGACAGCACAGAAGGGCAAAGAAACGTGATGAACTATACGATCTACCAGAAGATCGTTTATCACGTCCCTGTGGCGGTTCTGGAGGGTTTGATGACTTTGTAGAGCGATGGCACGAGTGAATAAATAATTGCAGACTATTGCTGTGTATAGATGTCAACCTTTCAGACATTCAAGGATTTGAGTGTTACATTTAAGAAGCATCCTGTTACGAATGATCTAGTAACTGTAAAAGATAAAGCTGCTATTGTTCAGGCAATAACAGGATTGCTTCTTACAAGAAAGGGTGAAAGACCATTTCAACCAGAGTTGGGATGTGGTATTCAGAATATATTATTTGAACCATTAGATTTTGGTAGTGCTGGTATCATCAGATCTGAGATTCGTGATGTATTGAATCGTTATGAACCACGAATTGATGTAGATTCGATCAGATGTACACCAGATGAAATGAATAATGGGTATGAAGTTGAATTGACATATACTATTATTGGAAGAGATGATGCACCAATAGCAGTAGAATTCTTCTTAGAGCGTACACGATAATGCCATATACTCAGGTTGCAAACTTAGATTTTGAAGATATAAAAGATGCTCTAAAGGATTATCTTAGAGCACAATCAGATTTTACTGATTATGACTTTGAAGGATCAGCACTATCTGTGTTGATTGATACTCTTGCCTATAACACGTATTATACGGCATTTAACACCAACATGGTGGTGAATGAACTATTCATAGATTCTGCCACCTTACGAGACAACGTAGTAGCATTAGCGAAGCAATTAGGATACAGACCGAAGAGTATCACTTCACCTACTGCTTATATTTCGTTTACTGTAAATTATACAAATCCAACAACTGATACTGAGTTATTATTGAAGAAAGGAACGGGATTTATTGCCTCGTTTGATAATAACATCTATCAATATGTTGTATTAGATGATGTAAAGGCACAAGTTGTAAATCAGACTGCAGTATTTACAGATGTTCCCATTAGAGAGGGAACACAGATCACAAATACATTTGTAATCAATACTGCATTAAAATCACAGAGATTTATTCTAGATAACCAGAATATTGATACAAATACGATTAGAGTAAAGGTATTTCCTACTGGTGGATCATTCAACGAAGAATATTTGGTATCTGATAACATCTTAGGAGTAGATGGATTATCAAAGATCTTTTTCTTAGATGAGATTGATGATGAGAGATATGAGATTCTGTTTGGTGATGGTGTTATTGGTAAGAAATTAGATAATGGAGCAAGAGTAGAAGTTTCTTATATTACTACTGCAGGACCAGAGACAAATGGAGTAAAGACATTTGTATTCTCTGGTGTATTAGAGAATCCTGATGGTGTATCACCAAATTCATTTGATGTAACGATCAATTCCACTATTGCATCTTCTGGTGGTGAGGAGATGGAATCCATCAGTAAGATCAAGTTTAATGCACCAAAAACTTATGGTACGCAGAATCGTGCTGTGACTGCAAGTGATTATGATGCAATTGTACGTAATGTATATCCAGCAGTAAGTGATATCATTATCTTTGGAGGAGAGGAGCAAGATCCTCCAAGTTATGGTAAAGTCTTTGTTGTACTAAAACCAACAAATGCTGCATTCCTTACATCTATTACAAAGAATGAAATTATTGCAGAATTGAAGAAATTTGTTGTTGCTTCTATTCAACCAGAGATTTTAGATCCATCTATTCTCTATGTTGAACTGAGTAGCAAGATTTTCTATGACACGTCAATCACAGATCAGACTCCTGCTCAAATTAGAGACAAAGCAATTGGAGCAGTTCAGGATTATTTGAATACATCTAGTGTTGAGAAGTTCAACGGTAAGTTTAGGTATAGTAAAGTAGTAGGTGTTATTGATAATGCAGATCGTAGCATCACATCTAATCTTACATCTGTAACTATGAGGAAAGATTTCTTCCCTCAGTTGAATTCAACCTTCTATTATGAAGTATGTTTCCAGAATGCATTTGATGTAGATTGCGATGATCCAGTCCTTTCTACAACTGCATTTAGAGTTACTGAGTATCCCAATTTTGATGTGTATTTAGAAGACAGGGATGGCAAAATTGTCCTATATAGACTAGACCCTCTAACTGGTGAAAAAGTTGTTCTGAACAAAGAAATTGGTGATATTGATTACGCAAAAGGTGAAGTAAAATTATACAATTTGACTATTATTAAAGGCAGCTTTACAGACAATAGAATTTCAGTAAGAGTAAAACCACTATCTAATGATATCAAGGCACTTCGTGAAGTTTACCTTGATGTTGATGTTGCAAATTCAAGTTTCGTTGCTTACAAAGAGTAATTAGATGAACGTAAAGACCAAGAGAATTTCTACTCTTATTGAATCTCAACTACCCGAGTTCATCTCTACAGAGTATGAACTTTTTGGGAAGTTTGTTGAAAAATACTACGAGTCACAAGAAGTACAAGGTGGTACTTTAGATGTGATCAATAATATCCAAAAATATTTGGATATAGATTTTTATGAGAAAAATATTCTTAAGCAAAATGATTCTCTAGCTTCTTCTGTTACTTCATCAGATAAGACTATTACTCTAAATGATGCTTCTTCATTTCCAGAGAAGAATGGATATGTAAGAATTGGCGAAGAAATTATTTTTTATGCAACTAGAAATGACACTCAGTTGTTGGAGTGCTCTAGAGGAGTAAGTGGCAATACTACATTAGGAGATCTATACAATTCTTCTAGTTTTCAATCCACTATTGCAGAACCACATTCTGTTGGTGATACTGTATATAATATCAGCAATCTGTTTTTATATGCATTTGTAAGAAACTTTGAGTCGCAGTATCTTGCATCATTCCCAGAAAAATATCTAAAGAGTGATGTAGACAAGAGAACTCTGATTAAAAACATTCAGAAGTTCTACAAAGCAAAGGGAACAGAGAGTTCTATTCGCTTTATTTTCAATTCTATTGTTGCTAGGGATATTGAAAATGTTCCTACTACATACAATCCAAAAGATTTTACACTAAAGGCATCAACTTCCGATTGGGAAACTTCGTATTCACTCAAAGTGAAGTTGGTTTCTGGTGATGTTAATGATCTTATTGGTAACCAAATTATTCAGAATGATCCTACATTTGGATATGCATCTGCTATTGTAGATAATGTAAGGAATATTGGTGGAGAAGACGGCGAGCAATTATATCAAATTATATTAAATCCATCTACTGTTAATGGTAACTTTAGAGTATCTACTAGAACAAAATTAGAAAATCCTATTTCTGCAACTGCAACAGAGGGAGATAGAGTTACAGTAGAATCTACTTTAGGGTGGGGTAAGACAGGATCATTTGTAATTGGATCAGAAAGATTTTTCTACGATCAGAAAAACGCAAAGCAATTTTACATCAAGTCCAGAACATCATCTATTTCATATACAGCAGGTAAAGAAATATATGATTATTCTCCAGTAGTATCTGGAAATACTGAAATTATGGTGTTTGGTGTTCTTTATGATTTACAAAAGACTCTAAATCTACCATATTCATCAGTAGGTGATAAGATTGAAAAAACTGAGTCTGGATTTACTACGAGGGATCGTATCATCACAGATCCAGTATCAGGAGCTCTGAGATGGAAAATTAATGATGACAACTCTTCACCAGTCATTCAAACAAATCCAGCACTACAATCTCAAGTAAATAAATTTATTGCAGAAGTTTCTGCAATATATGAAGACGATCAATACTACTATATTTGTTCATCTGGATATCCATCATATGATATATTGTCGTCTTCAGTATCTGCAACTTTAGAAGATCCAAAGAATCTAAAGGTAATCAGAAAATCCCCAATTGAAACTACCGAGATATACGAGACTCCAGCAAATGATGTTGGTGTTTTTGTTGATGGTACACTAGCATTTGGTTATAAGGATGAAGACTTTGTAAGTTATGGAAATATTGTAAAAACAAATGTTACTTCAAAAGGTAACGGATATGTAAATCCTCCATTTGTTCTTATCAATAATGTTCCTGGAAAAGCAGAGTCCTCACTTTTAGGAGAGACTGTAGGTTCCATTACTATTACAAATAACGAAATTTACACAGAAAATCCACAAATTACAATAACTTCTGGAAGAAATGCCGTAGTGAAGGCAGTAGTTACTCGTGGTCAAATTACAAGCTTAGTAATAGAAAATCCAGGAGAATATTATTCAAGTCCTCCTTCTATTGTTATTACTGATACAAATGGCAAAGGAAGATTTGCAGAATATGAAGCTATAGTTTCTAAAGATGGTCAGATTGTTGATTTTACTCAGATAAGCACAGGAAGACTATATGGAGCAAGTACTGTAGAAGTTACTGTTGTTCCACAGGGTTCAGGTGCTACTGCAAGTGCAGAAATCAAAAAGTGGATAAAAAATAGATACAAAAAGAACCAGTCTTCACTTGACACAGCAAATGGTTATGTTTTCAACTTCTTCAACAAAAAGCAATATGGTATTGTAGCAAATCCATTAAAGCTTAGAGCATTAGTTGGAGATAACCTCAATAGTTTATATCAAGAACCATCTACAAAAACTCATTCAAAAATACTTGGATATGCATATGATGGCAATCCAATATATGGACCATTTGGATATTCCGAACCTGGAGATCCATCATCTTCTATTGCCAGATTAGAATCTGGTTATACTTTGAATAGTTCAAGACCTAATGGACCTTCTGTATCTCAGTACCCATTAGGAACCTTTATTGATGACTATACTTGGTCTCAGACTCAGGAAACAGGAAAAACTCGTTTAGATAAGAATAATGGAAGATTTTGTGTAACTCCAGATTATCCAGAAGGAACTTATGCATACTTCATTTCAACTAATTCTTCAAATGCTCCAACCTTCCCATTTATTATAGGAAAGAATTTTTATTCTCTTCCTATAAGTTCTAATTATGATTTCTCAATCTCACAAAATGATATTCCAACAAATAGCAAGAGATTGAATGCCAACAACATTAGTGCTAATGGTTATGGTTCTCAAGCAACAATTCAATCAATCACCAAGGGTTCTATATCATCAGCATTAGTTGAAGATTCACCAGAAACATTCTCAGTTGGGTCTCAATTAGCATTATCTACTACAGGTGGTGGAGAAGGTGCCGCAGCCTCCGTAAGTAAAGTTTTTGGAAGAAATGTAGAAGCGATTGAAAGTGTACAAAATAAAGTTGTACAATTAAAGACAAAATCTCAAATTTATTTCTTTGAAGGTGACACAATCACTCAAGAAAATACTGGTGCTACTGGTGAAATATATGGTAATTCGTTTAGCACAGATCAAGTATTATTGAGAACAGTTACTGGTAATTTTAATCTTACCGATAGAGTATCCTCTAATACAAATGTATTGAATGTTATTGTAGATAAACAATCTGAATTTACGAAAGGTGCTGTAATAAGTCTTTTTGATGGAATTGATACTATTATTGCAACTGGTGAAGTATTAGAATCAGTAAACGATCAAAACTCGGTAAAAGTAAAAGTATTATCTGGATCATTTATTATTGATGAAGACTATATTATTTCTAGTAGCGTAGGATCTGACACTCCTGGATCTAGAATTATTTCTATCATATCACTAAGTGAAAATATTGAATTATTCTCCAAGAAAGAGAATATTGCACTAGTAAGAACTACAGATAATCATAATCTAGACATAGATGATCTGGTAGATATTGAAGTAACTCCTGATGACCTAGTAACAGAAACTACTTATTATGTAAGAAAGAAAAAGTATCAAACTGTCCAACTAGAAACTCCAAAGTATGATTCTAGTATAAAAGATACTGGTATTGGAAGAATTGATACTTTAGTTAGTGGAATTGATTATGCAGCATCTACTTTTGGTGGATCTACATTTACCGATGTTGAAGTTTTATTCTCAAATCCAGAGTTATCAAGAAATTCAGTAGGTCAAACAGTTGGTGTTTCTTCGGACTCTGTTATTGGTAATGAAGATGGTCAAAATAACGCAAGAGCAACTGTAGTTGTTGGTAATACAAAAGTAGTAAGTGCTTATAATGAAGCTATCAATACAATAACTATTGATGATGCATCTGATATTTTTGTTGGGACTAATATTCGTGGAGAAAATATCGCAGATGGAACTACTGTTCTATCTGTTGATACTACGACAAATGTAGTTACATTAACTAATCTAGATGTAGATTTCCCAATTACTGGCGTTGTTTCATCAGTTGTTTTCAATCCAGGTGTTGTAACATCCGTAACAATAACATCCAAAGGAAAAGATTATAGAAGAGGCGATACCGTATCATTCAAAGATTCTGACTTAGATAAGGGCACAGTACCAAATAGCAGAGATTATCTTGCTATTGTAGATCATGTTGGATTCTCAAGATCAAATGCGGATTTATTTGTTGCAGATGTAAGAGAGGTATCTGCCGATGATTTGATTCAAATTGGAGCAGAAATAGTAAAAGTTGTTTCTGTAGATAGTCAGACTAATAAATTAGTTGTTTTGAGAGGTCAAAACAATACTAATGCAACAGATCATTTTAATGGCACAAATATTGGTTTTGCACTTCCTGAATATAGATTTACGATTGGTTCTCAATTGAATGGAGCAAATCAAGAAGATCCATTTGTAGTATCTTACGAAAGAGAAACACAAACTCTGACTCTATCATATAACTATGGCGTTTCTAATGTAAATCAAGTTCAAACAAATTCTCTATTTGTTGACAATAGTGTCCCAGCTAAAAGAGTCAAAGTAAATAAACTGATTAGAATTTCTAATAGATTTGAGTACTCAAAAGATAATGCTACCTTTAGCATTCTTCAGAATCTAGATCTACAAAGAAAATATTTGTATAAGTTTGATACAAGTCATTTTTCTATGGCAAATACTTACTTAGAGTTCTCTCCAAGTAACAATAGAAATATTATTGCAGTAGATAGTTTTAGATCAAGTGTAGATCCTGGCAATTCTGGATCTTTCATTAAACTAAAACCAGGAGAAGATTTTATATACTTCTATGGGACAACGCTAAACAACGATTCTGTTATTGATAATTTTGGACTTATAGACTCTGCTTCACAAAAAGTGGAGTACACAAGATACTATTTCTTTGACAAAAATAATGACGTAGACGTTAATGAAGGATTTTTCAACATTACTCAAGATCCTTTACAGGGACAAAAGAAAGTAATATTCATTACTGATACGGGATTTGCGTATGATTATTCTATAGCACCACAATACGATGGTTCTGGAGAGATCAAATATACCACTTCAAATCCCTCTGCGATCGGAAAAATAAATTCTATCAAGATTGATAATGTTGGTAGAGACTATGATTCAATCCCTTCCGTTATTGGTGTTAGACCAACTGCATCATATGAAGCTACTTTAGACCTTTCATATGATCCTATAGGTAATAAAATTACCGCAGTTTCTGTTGCTGATGGTGGTTCTAATTATGTGAATGCAAAAGCGGTTATTACTGGCAATGGATCAAAAGCACAGATAGATCTTTTTGTCAAAGATGGTGTAGTTATTTCTGCGGATCTTAAGAATGGAGGAGTAAACTATACAGAAAAACCAACCGTAAAAGTAGTAGAATCTTCAACCAAAGTTTATTTACAATCAAAGAATATTGGTTTGCCAGAGAGAATAAAGGTAGAGAACAGCGGATTCTTGTTTACAAATGACCACACCATTCTTAGAGATTATTCTTCAAGCATCATACTTCTACTAAAGGATTTTCCTGAAAATGCATTTTCATTTGGAGAAAGAGTAGTAGCAGAAAGTAATGGTATTGTTTATGCAACTGGTCGTGTATCTAAAAATGGATGGAAAAATGGAAGCAACATTCTAAAACTTGTGAATGTAACTGGTGAATTCATAAGAGGATTTACTATCAAAGGATCTGCCAAGGGCAATACAGCGAAGATTGTTGATGTTGCTACTTCTAAATTTACTCCAAATATCAGATCTTATTATGATAATATTGGTTCTTATACTTCTGATAAAGGTAAACTGAGTGCAAATTCACAAAGAATAACAGACTCATTCTTCTACCAAGACTTTTCATATGTCATAAAATCAAAAACTCCAATTGAAGTATGGAGAAATCTCATCAAAGAGACTACTCACCCAGCTGGATTTAAACTATTCGGTGAAGTAATAGTAGAATCTTTTGGAGAGAGCAGAGTAAGAAATACATCGTCAAGCAATTTTACTATTATTAACCTAGAACCAAAGAGTGTTTTGAATCTCTCCACAAAGAGAACCTTGAAGCAATCTTTTGTAAGTCTCAACAATCTTAATGAAGAGTATGGATTGGGATCAGTTTCTGTTGATAATCAAAGTAATGCTGAGACTTATTCAACAGAAATTATATTGGGTACTGCTTTTGATGGAGAATATGATCCAGATACTGGAAAGGTTGTTGGTACAAAAACTTTCAGTTTGATTGATAAATCAACTGGTCTTGCAATTGCACCATATAATGAAGAACAATTATTGATTACGATTGATGGTGTTATTCAAGAGCCTGGTATAGCATATACAGTTTCTGGGTCTAGCATTACATTTGCAGATGCTCCATTAGGCACTCGTGTCTCAGAAGGTCAAACAATACCAGCACAATCTTTCTATTGCAAGTCTTTCAGATTCAAGTCAGATACTCTAAATCAGCAGTATCTTAGAAAAGCTAGAAACTTCTTCCAGAGAAATGGAAGATGGTTGGATGCAGCAAATCAAGTTAGATTCAATAAAGATTTTATTGCAGAAGAATCTATTGGATATGTAATTGATAAGTATCCAAATGTTCCATGGAATATCTACAGATCTAAGTGTATTAGAGATATTAGATTTGTTATTGATGCATATGAACATGATTTAAGATTTGGCGGAAACTTCAAATCAATCTTCTCTGCAGAGTCTTATTATACTGGAAATGTATTAGATCATATCAACGAAGAACTTACAGAGACCTTAGATGCGTTCAAATATACAGCAAAATTGTGCTCTGCTGCTGCCAGAAACTGGGATTATACAGTAACTAATGCTGTATTTACTTCTGCATCTGACATAGTAACAGTTCCATCTACATTTGGAATTGTAGTTGGAATGAATGTCAGTAGTGGTACACAACTACCAGAAGGAACTGTTGTATCGGAAATTATTAATGATACTCAAGTAAGACTATCAAATGCTGCTAGATCTGGAGCTGGACTTAGTGCTTTGATTGTTGGTCCAACAGAAACCGTTACCATAACACAAGATGAAACTTATGCTGGTGTTTTGAACGCTGGAGATTTGAATGTTGGCGTTGATCCTGTTCCTGTTGGAGCAGTTACGCTAACTTCGGTTGATTCTATTCAGTCAATTCCACAAGCAACATTCTCTTTCAGTAAGATAAACAGCGGAACTTTCTATGATGCTTCTAACCTTATTGAAAGAAATAAAACATATATCCAAGAAGAGACTCTAGGATGGGTAAAAAATGAGTATCCTGCTCTAATAATCCCAGATGAAACCAAGTGCAAGAGAGATACTGGATATCTAGTAGATGCAATAGTGTATTCTCTAAGATATGGTGGGACGCAAGAGATAATTGATTTCGCAAAAGCATATTACGATGGTAATAACGTTAAGTTTATCAATAATGAACTCACAGAATCTGTAGACGCTTTCCAATATGCTATTGGTTTGATGGTTCTTTCTATGAGAGGAGAACTACCTGCAGGTACATATACATCCGCAGTTCCTTTCTATGATTCAAATATTTTTGACGATTCAAATGATATTCTACCAAAATGTTTCCAGGTAGAGTCAGCTTTGAATGCATACTCTGGAATAATTGAAACTCTCCTTTTACAGGGTATCAACCTTATTCAACCCGAACCAGAAAACAATCAGAGAAGGGGCAACTGGACAAATCTAAGAACATATTCAAACTATAACATTATACCAGATCCATTACTTCTAGATGAAGAATGCTCTGATGTTGAGTCTTCACTAGTATCTCTATATTCTGGTATTGAAACTGTTCTTACTTCAGGTGTAGGTGCTGTACAAAAAACAAATCCAGATTATATTGATGGAGAAAATACTGATTTTGAACTCTTCTATGAAGATGGATCTATTGTAAAAACTAACGAGACTGAAGACTTACTAGTCTTTGTAAATGGTGTTCTACAATTACCAGGAACATACGATATCATTAGGTCAGAAGATCAAAATACTTCCGATACAGTTTCATTCTCTTCGCCACCAATATGGGCACAAGAAGAAAATACAATAACCGTACAAGAACCAATTGCGGTAGATAAAACTTTTGTAGTTAGAGTTGGAAGTTATGAAACTCTAACTATAAACAACGAAAGAATTTCTATCAAGAAAACAGGTCCATTCCTAATGTTTGATAGGGAGACTAGATCTATCAGAGGTATTGATGATAGCAAATACGCTTATGTGTTTATAGATGGAGTTTTACAAAGAGATCAAAGTTCGTATAATATTAATGGAAACACGATAACCTTTACAGAACCACTAAGATCTTTTACTTTACCAGATGGAACAGAGGTTTTACAGAGAGTTGATATTTTAGTTCTGTATGGAAGAGATCTAGAGAAAGAACTTACTTTCTATAACTTTGAACCAGATACTTACTACAATAGAATATCTTTGAGAATTTCTGATAGTAGTCAAGATAAGACTACTTTATTGAATATAAAATCTTTCTTTAATTCTTTATTCCCTGACAATTACCCAATCGTTTCTTCTAGAAATGGAGCATATCTTTTTGAGCAAAATTCTGATACTGGAAATATTTCTAGTATTGGTAAAATTATAAGAATTGATGATTTTGTCAATTATTTTGATGTTACGTTGTTGGGTAATAACGTCGTTGATTTAGATCCAAATGGTACTTATATAATTTCACCTAATGGTAGATTAGATAATCCAGATCTGTTCTTGTTTACAAGAACTCAAGATCTTTCTATAGAATATACGTATTTCCGAGGTGATAATGATCTTAGAAAGTTAGTACGAGATGAAGCATTTAGAACAAAATCTTTATCAAACTTGCAAGTTAATGATACTGTAAAAATTGATGGCGAATCTAATTACAGAAAGATTACAAGAATTCCAGAATTTGTCCATCTAAAAGATTTTAGACACGAAAAAGAAGTGTCTAATCAAATTTATGGTAAGGTTGGTGCAACGAATTATAATGGGTTTACTTATGGAACTGGTCTTGGAGTTACAGCAAATATTGAAAATGGTTCAGTAGTTTCTCTTGATTGGAATAAGAGAGATATACAATTATTTGTTGATAACGATATCAAAGATAAAGAAACTGCTACTGGTTATTATACTCCACCAATATTGAATTTCATCCCAGTAAATGAAAATGGAGGGGGAGCACAGGCTGAGGTATTGGTAGTCAATAAGAGCGTAGTTGATATAATCATCACAAATCCAGGATCTGGTTACACAGAAGCTCCTAAGGTTGTAGTTTCCAGAAGATATAAGAGAGTAAAAGAAAATAGAAAGATTGATTATATTACTTTCTTTAGCATTAGTCCAAGAATTGAAGTAGATGATCTAATTGTTTTTACTTCAGTTAGCGGTACTGATACAGAGGGTATTAATACTATTACTTCGGAAGCTACGTTGGGGTTTGGTCGAGATACTACGGTAGAAAGACAAATTACCGAAATAGTACAAGTACAAGATGTAGTAAGTATTAGTTCTACGTCAACAACAAATAAAATTATAATAATAGAACCATCAGTAATAGAAGATTCTATTGTAAGTATTGAAAAATCTATAGAATCCATAATAGAATCTGATGTTAGCATAGTAACTTCCATTCATAACAAGACTGTATCAAAACAAAGTACTTTTGTTGGTGCAGTTGATAAGTTGTATGATGGTACATATCCTAATGATTTCTATACGCAAAATATTCTAGGAAATAGACTTGTTACATTAGAATCATTCAAGTTTATTGATTATGGATATTCAAATGTCTCGGAAGTTACAATTGAAGAATACTCCGCATTATATCCAGAATTGACAATTGAAGATTTTGATAATCCAGATACTCTCAAAGTTTCACCATCCAAGTCTCGTAAATATATTTCTGGATATCCATCTATCAATAATTTTGGATCTATGATCACTCAAGGATTTGATTTTAATATTGGAGATACTGTTCTTTATACGGACACTTCTGCTTTCCCATCTGAAGGAGAACTGCTAGTTGGCGATGAAATAATCTCATATACATCCAAACTATCCGATCGTTTATTGGGAATAACCAGAGCTCTTAATGGAACTATAGAGCAGAATCATTCTGCAGGTGATTATATCAGAACGTTCTGAATTCAAACGTTATAAATAAATCAGAAATTGTAAAAGAGTCTTATAAATGCCTGCCATCATTTCAGATAAGTTTAGAATTTTTAATGCGAAACAATTCATAGAGTCTTTCAGTGAAGGTAGTAGTGATACT